ATTTAAATCAGAGGGGTCTTGACACCCCTCTTTTTTTTATGTATAATTACCTTTGTTGAGGTTCATAAAGATGGATAGAGAAAAGCTTAAGCTGATTGTCAGAAACCTTGAGTCTCTGGTAGAATGTCTTAAGTCAGAAATTTATTCTGATGTAGATTCATATAAAATGAGTTATGAGGATATAGTTCCTCACCTTGCCGACTATGATGAAATTTTTGAGGATAGTGATTTAGATGACTATGAATGAGAAAAAAATGAAACCAATTAAATCAAAAGATCTTCTTGAACTTGATAAGAGACTTCAGGTAGTTAAACTTCAATGTTATCCAATTCCAGAACAAGTTATTTGGCAAGCGGGTAAAGGAGATTATTCTGAGGTTCCAATTCACGAAGTTAAAGTTCCCGGACCTCAGGAATGTGGAGAGTGGATTGTCGAACAACTTCTCGCAAATGAAAGAGGTCACTGGGGGCCATTAGAACATCCTGGAATTACTTTTTCAGTATCCGGTTTTGTTCATAATGTAATTGTACAGGCAAGAACTCATCGTATTGGAACCTCTTGGGATGTTCAATCGCAACGCTATACTGGAAAGAGAGTTGTGAAAGTTGCTAAGGGTGAACTTGATATTGAGGATGTCTTCTACGTGCGCCCTGAGGGGTTCTACACCAACCGTAAGGGCAAGAAGTATGAATGGACCGAAGAGCACCGACAACGCAAGTTAGAGAGGATTCTAGGTGAGTGTCAGGAGTATGCTGAGTATTATGAACAAGGTATGTGTGAAGAGCATATTCGTGATTATCTTCCACAAGCAATTCGACAGAATTTTGTAGTTTCTTTTAATCTACGTTCTGTTCTTCACTTTATGGATCTTCGTTCTAAACTTGATGCTCAAATTGAGATTCAAGTACTGTGTGATGCTTTTGTTCCAGAACTACAGAAATGGTCACCAAATGTTTGGAAGTATTATGAAGAAAAAAGGTTACATCGTGCTCGTTTAGGTCCTTAATTAAATAAATAAATGGTAGAGTAAAACTATCATATTATGGTTTCACACTATATTTACAAAATAACTAATACTTTAAATAAAAAGATTTATGTTGGAAAAACTAAAAATCCAAAAGTTAGATGGAGACAACATAAATGTCACTCTAAAAAGAGGAACACAAAATTATATTATGCTATGCGAAAATATGGCATAGAAAATTTTACATTTAAAATTTTAGAGGAGTGTTTAGAAAGTCAAGTAAATGAAAGAGAAACATACTATGTTTCTCTTTTGGAACCATATTATAATATGACTAATGGTGGTGATGGTGGGGGATTTTTAAACAAAAAACATGGAGATAATTGGAAAAGTGCAATTAAACGAAGCAATTCTAAAAAAGTTGCTTGTTATGACTTAGAAGGAAATCTCATAAAAGTTTATGAAAGTTGTAGAGAAGCTTCTTATGACATCTTTAATAAAGACACTAGAGGTATAGATGCTGTAACTAGAGGAGAATATCAAACTTATGGTGGTTACCAATGGAAATCTTTTGATATAAATCCAATTTTAAAAATTGAACCATACAAAAGAACATCACATAACATTAGAAAAATTGGAAAATATGATTTATCCAATAATTTAATAGAAGTATATGATAGTATGACTATTGCTGCTAAAAAGAATAATGCTTCGACTTCAAAAATAACTCTAGTATGTCAAGGAAAAAGAAAAACACACTCTGGACATATTTGGAAATATATTGTATAGTATTTTGAAAACTAACAAGTAAAATGAAGACCTGGTGTTTAAAAGATCATTTAACTGGTCATATTTTTAAAATTATTCTTACTCAAGAAGAACTTGATAATTTTTTCAAAAAAAATCCAAATATTAGTGAGTGTATTGATTGCATCGAATGCGAGGATGCACCTTCTATTACCATCGAATAAATATCTGCATATACAATGGAGGTTTAAATTGCCAACATATCCCGTAGTTAATAAGGAAACTGGTGAACAAAAAGAAGTGACAATGAGTGTCCTTGATTGGGACCAATGGAAACAAGACAATCCTCAATGGGAAAGAGATTGGTCTGATCCAAGCACTTGTCCTTCATCTGCAGAAGTCGGTGAAGTATATGATCGTCTTCGTAAAACTCATCCTGGATGGAATGATGTTCTACACAAAGCATCTAAAGCTCCAGGTTCAAAAGTAAAACCAGTTTGATTATTATGCCAACTAAGAAAAGAAACACTCCTCAAAATCCAGTTCCTTTTGGTATGAGTAATAGGCAAATGAAAAGAAAGAAGCCAATCAATCTTGACCTGATGAGAATTGTCGATCCTTTGACAGACAATCAAGAATTGCTATTCCAAGCATATAAGAAGAATCAAAACATTGTTGCATACGGTGCAGCAGGTACTGGTAAGACTTTTATTACTCTTTATAATGCATTGAAAGATGTACTTGACGAAAGATCACCATACGAAAAAATTTATATTGTACGCTCCCTTGTGGCAACTAGGGAGATTGGTTTCCTTCCGGGTGATCATGAGGATAAATCCTCTCTTTATCAGATTCCATATAAGAACATGGTAAAGTATATGTTTGAAATGCCAGATGATTCTGCATTTGAAATGTTGTATGGAAACCTCAAGACTCAAGGTACAATTAGTTTTTGGAGTACTTCTTTTATTCGTGGAACTACCTTAGACAACGCAATCATTATTGTTGATGAATTTCAAAACTTGAATTTTCATGAACTTGATAGTATTATTACTCGTGTAGGAGAGGACTCTAAGATTATGTTCTGTGGTGACGCAACACAATCTGACCTCGTAAAAACTGCAGAGAAGAACGGTATTATTGATTTTATGAGAATTCTGAATGTCATGCCATCTGTTGATGTAATTGAATTTGGTGTTGAAGATATTGTTCGTTCTGGCCTATGTAAAGAATATCTAATTGCAAAAGCGGAATTGAATCTATGACATTTGTTCATCATAATTTTCTAGGTGATATTGAATTAGACTGTAAAACAACAGAAAGCATCCGTCTCTATAATCTTCCTAATGGAGATTGGGTGCCTTCTATTACATCAGTGACTTCTTTTTATAATCGACAAATCTTTGCTAAGTGGAGAGAAAGAGTTGGTATTGAAGAAGCAAATAGAATCACTAAGAAAGCAACAGCAAGAGGAACTGATTTTCACCAAGTATGTCAAGATTATCTTGAAAACAAGGAGTTAAACTGGGATGATTATCAACTCCTGACAAAACACATGTTCCATCATGCTAAACCATATCTTGATAAGATAAATAATATTCATGCAATTGAAAGAACACTCTACTCAGAATATCTTGGTCTTGCAGGAAGAGTAGATTGTATTGCAGAATATGATGGTGAACTTGCTGTCATCGACTTCAAGACATCAGAAAAAATTAAACCTGAAGAGTGGATTGAAAATTACTTTGTACAAGAAACATTCTATGCAGCAGCATATTATGAGCTCACAGGTCAGGTAGTTAAAAAACTTATTACACTAATGGTTACTCCTAGTGGAGAAGTGAAAGTATTTGACAAAAGAAACAAAGGCGATTATATTAAACTATTAGTTCGTTATATTAAAGAATTTGTACATCACAATACTGGGTCAAATGGAGAATGAGTTAGAGAAAGTACTAGAGAGTAAATTCTTCTGCCCTTCTCGGTTTGCACAGGAGATCGAATCTCTGGTGCAGACAAATGAAGATATGAACTATATTGATGCAATTGTTTACTTTTGTGAGAAGAATAACATTGATGTAGAATCAGTTCCTAAGTTGATTTCAAAACCACTAAAGGAAAAGATTAAATATGAAGCAATGGAACTTAACTTTCTTAAGAAAACTTCCCGTGCAAAATTGATTTTTTGAATGATGCCCGTTGATGCTTATAGGCAGTATCTTGCCTTAAAGAATCACTTTACTAAAGATAGTTATGACTATCATAAGTATTGTGGTAAAAGTCGTGCTACAGTGCAATCTTTCTATAAACGGAAGGACCGATTCTGGTTTGAAAAGATTGCAAGACAAAAGACAGATCAAGAAGTTGTTGAATTCTTTGTATCAAACTTTATCACCTGCACTGATCCAAGTAAGCTTTGGATAGGAGAAATGATACGCGAAGGTGAAAGTAGATACGAACAATGGAAGAAAAGAAATCAATCACTTTCTTATGTCTTCAAAGAAGAAACTCAAAGTTTATTTGAGAATAAAAAAGTCGATGATGTATTTGACTGTTCTAAAGGTCATCCAGTAATTCTTAAAAATTTCCTGAGCGGTAAAATTAGCCCCGAAACAATGGTGATTTATGATAAAATTTTCCTGTTCGGTAAACATTTTGATAAGAAACTCCAGGATCCAGTGTGGGAAACCGTCAGTAAAAAGATCAAAAAGTACAGTCCATTCCTAAATATTGATGTACTTAAATATCGTAAAATCTTAAAAGAAGTTGTTTTGGGAGATCAATGAGTTTCTTTAATTCCGAAGTCGTCCGTGCAGAGATGACTGAAATATCTGAAATGCAAGAGGAAGTATACAAAAATGTATTTGAATTTCCTCGTATGAGTAAAGAACAAAAACTTCATCATGTTAATCTTCTAGATAAACTTCTAGAAAAACAGAAGGTGCTGTATACTCGTTTGAGTTTATCTGACGATCCTCAAGCAAAGGAAATGAAAAATCGTATTGCCGAGTCAGCATCACTAATGGGTCTTCCTGCAAATGTTGATATGAATGTGATCTTCAACAATATGAGCAAGATGCTGGAAGCAATGCGCGAAAGGATTGACGAAACAGGTTCAGACCTGTAGAATAACGAAGTACACAAAGGCCAAATCCGTACAACACGAGGTAATCCAATGTCTTTTAACGACCTTAAAAAGCAATCTTCTCTTGGTTCGCTGACTGCGAAACTGGTAAAAGAAGTAGAGAAGATGAGTACAACTTCTGGTGGCGCTGATGAGCGTCTCTGGAAACCTGAAATGGATAAGACTGGTAATGGTTTTGCAGTTATCCGTTTCCTTCCTGCACCCGAAGGTGAAGAAATTCCCTGGGCAAAACTTTATACTCATGCCTTCCAGGGCCCTGGTGGTTGGTATATTGAAAACTCTCTGACTACTCTTGGTCAGAAAGATCCTGTTTCCGAATACAACCGTGAACTCTGGAACAGTGGTCATGATGCAGATAAAGAAACTGTGCGTAAGCAGAAGCGTAAACTGTCTTACTACAGCAACATTTATGTTGTAAAGGATCCTGCTAATCCTGCAAACGAAGGTAAAGTCTTCCTCTTCAAGTATGGTAAGAAGATCTTTGATAAGATCATGGAAGCAATGCAACCAGAGTTTGAGGATGAAACTCCTATCAATCCTTTTGACTTCTGGCAAGGTGCTAACTTCAAACTCAAAATCGTAAAGAAAGATGGGTATTGGAACTACGATAAGTCAGAATTTGATCGCGTTGCACCACTCCTGGATGATGATGATGCTCTTGAAGCCCTCTGGAAGAAGCAATACTCGCTCGCAGCAGTAACTGCTCCTGATCAGTTCAAGTCCTACGAAGATCTTGAGAAGCGTCTCAAGTATGTTCTGGGTCAAAAGAGTGCTCGTGCTGCAATTCAAGAACAAGAAGATCAGTATGAGTCCTATGCTCAAACTCCTTCTCAAGAAGAAAGTGTGATTGCTGAACTGGAACAATCCTTTGCTCGCTCTAAGTCACCTTCTCTTCCTGTGGTAAACAAGGAAACTGATGAAGATGAGGATGATGCACTCTCATACTTCCAGCGTCTAGCAGAAGATTGATTACTGGAATAATCTAATATTATCTCCTTTCTTCAAGGTAGCATTCACATACTGAGTGCTACCTTTTTTATATGGCATGATTTGTTCCATGTCATTTAGGACAACATTAATATAAGTTGGTTTTAGAACAAAGATATTTCTCTTATCATTTTGAATCTTTTCTTCATAATCATAGTTGGTTACTTCTCTAGTAATATTTGATTGAGTTACTGTCTGTCCAAGATTTGGATCAAAATAAGAGATACTAAAGTTTTGTGGAACAATCAAACCTTCTTTTGCGATTGTTGCTCCAGAAGAATTTTTGACTCCAGTGCATTCATAATGATGAATCTCATTTAAGGTTTCTTCATCTCCATACTTATTAATCAAGTAGTTGTAGAATGATTGTTGAGTTAATGGCCATTCTGTTTGAACATTAATGATGTTGTTCGCAATTAAAATTAACCAATCAAGAGTTTCATCATCATAAACTTTATACGCGACATTATCTGGTCTCTCATCGCCAATGATTTGATACTTTGTAAAGAAGGAAAGATCGCCAAAGATATCATCACGAAGTTTTCCTCTTTTGAAAAGATTCTTTACTCTTGTGTAATCTGATATTTTACGACCATCTTTAGTCGTGTTGACATATTCGAAATCTGGAACCTGGCGGAAGTAACTTGGCATTTTAGTAACCTATATTATCTGTTGGGATATTATTACTTTTATTTTCGGTATCATAATAATCTGTATTATAGATTGGATCAAGTTCACTAAATCTTAATGATAATCCATATGAGGTCATTGTTCTTGATCCATCATTGAATGTCATATAAGATCCGTCAGGTGTATAATCAACATCACAACTAAGTAAGGCACAAGTTTTTATTCTTCCTATGGAAGGGTGATTTTTTAGTGGTTTTCCATCGTTTCCATAAGTTACATATTTAATATCAAAAACAAGTGGAGATTTTAGAAATATATTGTCTGAAGATGTTCTGACTGACATTGCTTCTTTAAAAAATCTAATAATGCTTCTAACTTCTGTTGCTTCTTTTTCTTCTCTTGGTGATAATCTGAATGTAAAATTGAAAGGTCTTAATTGTGGACCATTAAATAACAATTCTAAGTTTGGATTTAGAATGGCACCAGATGCCCTTGACAAGAGACCACTAATACCAACTGCTTCTTGAGCTAGATATAATTTTAATGCATTTCCATAATCAGTATTTCCTTTTATTTTTTGTGCTATCTTTCCTAAGATATTAGAAACATTATTTCCAAGTTCACCTGCATCCTCACTACCCATAAATGTTAATGATGAACCAGCAGCGTATGCTTGAATAGCATTTAGTGTAGATCCAGACCAATCAACACTATTACTGTCACTAATTCCTGATTGTATTGGTAATGTTACTTGACCTTTTATTTCTCCTAGATCATTTCTTTGTATTACTTTTTTTCCTCTTTCAAATGTTGGTGTTATATTACTTCCCTTTATTTCTTTTAGTGTAAATACAATTCTATCTTGAGTGTTTGTTCTTAAATCGTATGGATATGCATATGATCCAAAATCTTTTCTTCCACTTGATTCTCCTATAGTGATTGTTGATGATTTAATCTCTGTTGGATTATCGACAGATGGATCTACAGCTGGATCTCTAGATGATCCTGTTGATTCCGAATCAGAAGAACCATCTGTTGCCAAGTTAGTTCCAAGAACTTCGTTTATTTTTATATTTCCTCCGCCTGCTAAACCTCCTATTCCTCTGTTTACAACTGGAACTGCTTGTTCAGTAATGGTTTTTCTTGCATTTGCTGTAAAATACTGTATTTCTTCCTTACTTGCATTTGAGGTGTTTGTATATCCTCCACCTTTTGCAATACTTCCTATATTTACTTCTTCGTCCTGTCCCGCTGCATTCTTACCTTTTCTGAATATTGTAGTAACACCATCTGTTATGGTTACATAATATCCTTGTGCTTTGACTGAATTGTTTTGAAAAGGTTGTGGAAAATAAAGTGGTGGATTATCTTTATAGATAGTTGTCATCAGAACTCCTCCTCAGTTACAAGAGGATTAATCATCTCAAATTTTTGTAGAGTATGAGACATTTATAACTGTTTTTTATCTATTTAGTTATGGTTTCTTCAGAAATCTTGCATAAGGTAGAGATCGAAGATATTCAATCTCATTATTTTTTATAATATGCAGTGGACCAGCAACTTCTTGCCAGGTATAATTTCTTACAGTTCCCCAATGAAAATTTAATCCACGGAATCCCCATTTCTGAATATCAATACATGCAATTAGTGGGTGAATATCAAACATGATATTTGGAGTTTTTGCAATGTAGATAAATGTATAATACTTCCCAACATCTGGTATAAACTCAGTTTCACGAAATACTTCAAGAATTTCCATCATAATAGAATCTGGATCTGTGAGACCTTTAATTCTTTTCTTAAGTTGATTCACTCTAGGTGAAGAAGATCTAATATCCTTACCAAAACCTTCTGCCATTACTTGATACCTTTAATAAATTTTCCACCTTCTTTAAGAATATAATATCTAGAAAGTCCGGTTTGTTTTATTGCCTCAGTCATAGATTTATATACTTTATTATTATATTCTACTGATTTTGCAGCATATGATTTATCTTTCATAAATTCACTGTGTCTTTTATGCTTTTCTTTATCAGTTCTATTTCTTTCTGCCATTTTTTTCAAATTTTCAGTATAATAAGATAATGGCCTTGGATTATTTTTTAATTTTTCTTTGTGCGAATTTGAAATTTTTTGTCTTGTTTCTAAACTAACTGGATTACCTTTTCTACCCTTTAGTGCAGCACTCATTTTTGCTTTAACTTCTGGTCTTTTTGTTGGACTATTATCTCCATACATTTTAGGAGGAGCATTACCACCATCAGCGATATTCATCAATATACCAGTTCCATCACATTTTTTACCAAAAATAGCAATCATATAAATTTCGTGTTTGAATGCTTCTTTTTCAGTAAGATTTTGTTTTAATTTTATTATTCTGCTTCTATCTTTTGGGGGATTGCAATTTTTACCTCTATGGTCATATAATCTATTTTCTTTTCCTTTTCCAATATAGTAAGGAATACCCTCGTCATTTAAGTAAGCATATGTATAATAATTGTTCATTTTAAAATATTTATTCTCTGTTATTATTTAGAATAACCAAATAGTTCGTTTTCTGTGATAACCTTGAATTCAATTAATCTATCAGCACAGAACTCCTGAGCTGCTTTCCATTTTGCTTGGTTGACTGCATAAGTCTTCATTTCATATAACCAAGATTTAGTTTTTCTTTTTGGAACTTTTGGTTCCATTGTCTGTCTCTTTGGTTTCACTTCAATAACGTAAGTTTTAATTTCACCATTTTGTTCTTTCACCTTGATAATAAAATCAGGAAAGTATCTGTGAACTTTGTTATCAACTGGTGAGCGATATGGAATCCAGAATTCTTCACTGCCCCATTCCAAAACATTCTCATTCAGATCGCACCAGTGGCAAAACTTTCTCTCCCAACTACTGCGACATATAATATTGTTTGGATCACCTTTATATTTTTTTGGAAAGGATGGTTTGTATTTGCTTTTTAAACTTTCTCCCATACCTTGTCTACATAATATATAAGCAAAAATATTTATAGATGGCCGAGCCACAACCACAAGTAACTTCAATGTCAAAGATTAAGAGTAAGTTGATGAGACCTGCTCTTACATCAAATTTTTTGTGTGAATTTGCACCACCATCTGCACTTACGACCAGTGGATTTATAAGAGATAGAGTTGATGCTGGATTTATTGGTGCAAACTATGATAGAGAAAATCAAGAATTGGTCACACTATCTTGTTCTGAAGCATCTCTTCCTGGTTCTTCTCTAGCAACTCACGAAATTAATAATGATTTTACTGGAGTAACTGAAAGACATGCTTACAGAAGACAGTATGATGATAGAGCCGACTTCACTTTTTATGTTGATTTAGAATATCGCATCATTGACTTCTTTGAAAACTGGATGTCATATATTGTCGGTGAAAGTGAGATATCTGTACAACAACAAAGAAATTATTCTTATAGAGTTAATTTTCCTAACGATTATAAAACGGATAACTTATATATTACTAAATTTGAAAAGGATTATCTAGGAAGACAATTGACATATCAGTTTATCAATGCATATCCTATCAGTGTAACTTCCATGCCTGTTTCATATGATGCATCTCAATTATTAAAATGCACCGTTTCATTTACTTATAGTCGTTATGTAATAACGCGACCCAAAACTTTATATAATAATCTTTTGACGACGCAGATTAATAGAGAGAATGAACTTCGTAATCAAGGATTTAATGTACCTGAAGGTGGAATAGACCTGGGGGCATTTATTAGAAACAATCCTCCAGTTCAATAATAAATAATCACACTGAAACTTCTATAGGATATTATGCCTTTACCAAAGATCGCTACGCCAACATATGAGTTGGAATTACCTTCAACTGGACAAACAATTCAGTACAGACCATTTTTAGTTAAAGAAGAAAAACTTTTAGTATTAGCACTTGAGAGTGAGAATACAAAAGAGATTACAACTGCAATCAAGAATGTAATTAAATCTTGTATTAGCACAAAAGGAATTAAAGTAGAAACTCTTCCTACATTTGATATTGAATATTTGTTTCTCAATATCAGAGGTAAATCGGTAGGAGAAGAAATTGAGGTCAATATTATTTGTCCAGATGATGGTGAAACTTATGTTCCTGTGAAAATTAATATTGATGATATTCAAGTACAAAAGCAAGAAGAACACACGAACAAAATTAAAGTCGATGATTTTATTGTGATGGAGATGAAGTATCCATCTCTTGATCAATTTATCAAGAGTAATTTTGATTTTGGTTCTGACAGTTCTATGGATCAATCATTTGATCTTGTTGCAGCATGTATCGATAAAATTTACAATGAAGAGGAAGTTTGGACAGCATCTGATTGCACTAAGAAAGAACTTGTTGATTTTCTTGAGCAGATGAATTCTTCTCAGTTCAAAGAAATTGAGAAGTTCTTTGAGACGATGCCAAAACTTTCTCATGAAGTAAAAGTTAAAAATCCAAAGACCGAAGTTGAAAGTACTGTGGTGCTGGAGGGTCTCTCAAGTTTTTTCGCATAGCACTGGTCCACATGGACCTTGAGAGTTACTTTAAACTTAATTTCTCCTTGATGCAGTATCATAAATATTCATTAACTGAGATTGAAAATATGATTCCTTGGGAAAGGGACATTTATGTTGAATTATTAAAAGCGCATTTAGAAGAAGAAAAAACAAAGCAACAGCAAAATGGGACCTGACGATCTGGATGACCTACTAGCAAGCATATTGGCGGAGGGTAAAAAAGAATCCGCCCTTGCTTTGTATGAGGGAACCAGAGAGGATGATCTTGTTAGTGAAGATATAGACGAAAGAATATTAAGGATACTTGGACTTGATGAAGTTTTTGATATTGATTATGGAACTTATTTAACGCTTCTTCGTGAGAAGTTGGTTGAATCTAGAATGGTTGATAAAAAGTTATCAACTGAAGAAAGTATGCTTTTGACAGATGAGTTCAAAAGAGTTCGTGGAAATGTTGGTAGATTTAAAATCAAAAGAAAGAGAATAACATCTGAAAATATAGGGGTGACGGGCCCTATTCGAGTATCTACTGAAAAGTTTTATCTCACATCTAAGGCAATAATTCCACAACCTCCAGTTGCTGTTGGAGAATCATCTGAAGATATTAGAAGTATTGAAGGAGCAATCGATAATATATTAAAAAGTTTAACAGATCAAAATAAACTTGCTAAAAAGAAAGCAGACGAAGAAAGAAAGTTAGACGAACAAAAAAGAAGAATAAAGAGAGAAGCAGAATTAGAAAAACCAATTCAAAAAGCAGTAGCACTTGTTAAAAAAATAATAGCACCTTTTCAAAGTATTCTGGATAGAATCATGAGATTCATTCAGTTTACCTTACTTGGATATTTTGTTGATAAAGTTTTAAAGTGGTTTGCTGATCCTGCAAATGAGAGAAAGATTAAAATCCTAGGAAGATTCTTGAAGGATTGGTGGCCATCTTTAGCATTTGCTGCTGGGTTATTCCTAACACCTCTTGGTAAATTTGTTCGCACTACTCTCACTTTACTGAGGACTTGGGTGCCACAGATTGCAAAATTTATGTTGGCGAATCCATATGTATTTCCTACTGCAGTTGCAACAGTTGGTGCGGCCGCGAAGATAAAAGAATCCGAAAGGATGAAACCACTTACTCAAAAATCTCAAGAGGAAATAGATAAGACGCTGAAAAGTAAAGAATCTCCTTGGTATCAAAAACTTGGAGCATCTTTCGCAGGACAAAGTTTGAATGCTCCTGGGGGTCCTGCAAATCCAATTGGACTAACTGCTCCCGGTGGAATGTATAGTGGTGGAGGTCAAGTTAGAAGAAGATCTTTCTTTGGTGGCGGTGTAGTTGATAAAATTATAAATGTCAATGATATTGCTTTTAATGAAGGTGGTGGAATTGATGATGATAGTGGTGTAAGAATTACTGGAGCTGGTCCTGATACTCAGTTAATTGCAGCTGCACCTGGTGAAGTTGTAATGTCTAAAAAAGCAGTAGATAAGTATGGTGCAAACTTTTTTCTTGGTTTGAATAAAAGAGCGGGTGGAACTAATATTCCAAAAATGGTTAATAATATTCAACTTGCCTCTGGTGGTGGAATAATCAATAAAGTAATTAATTCCTTCCAAGGAGGAGGTATTGTACAAAATACCTCTAACTCCTTTAGAGGTAGTAATATGGTTCAAAATACCTCTAACTCCTTTAGAGGTAGTAATATGGTTCAAAATACCTCTAATTCTTTCCAAGGTGGAGGAATAATTGGCGCTCTTGGTAGAATTCTTCCCGGAACTGGAAGAGTAATGGCACCGCAGGGAATGAATCTTGGATATCAAAATAAGTTTTTAGGAATGAATATTGGTGGAGTAAAAAATCTACCACTCAATCAAACATATTCACCTTCAGCAGTTAAACGATATAATACAAGTCCAACTGCCCCAAGTTCACTAGTCAAATTTGGAACCGGACCTCTTGCAGAAAGACATGTAAGTATTCCAAAATCATCTTCTAGTGCAATACCACCAAGTAGTATTTCCAGACCACCGATATCAAACTCACCGACTGGTCTTAATTTGAATCTGAAGCAGAATATACAAACCATACAAGGTGCTGCAAAAAGACAAGAGCAGATGATGCGAGAGCTGGGAGTTAAACCGTCTGGATATGTAAATCTTCGTGGACAACCTATCAATCTTGGTCCACAATCAAGGTCTACTGCTCCAGGAACTCCTGTCATTTCTAGCAAAACTCAAATGATTGTTCTTCCACCAACAACTTCTGTAGCACAAAAACCAGCAACTCCAACAATATCTGGTACACAAATACCAGAATTTAGTATTGTTGCAAACACGGGATATAGATCTATGATTTCTGATACTCTTGGTATCGCAGATCTTGTAGGATAGGAATATGGCAACTATAGATTCTAAAAAACTTTTACCAGCAGGAAAACCAGGTAGTTCGATAGTAGAATCACAGAAACCACTATTGATTCCTGTAAATAATGTCATTTTTAAAAAAGATGTCAAGATTTCGCAGAAACTTTTAAAACCTGCAGATGAAGAAAAAGATTCTGGTGGTAGTTTAGTTGTCATCAGGAAGAAAGTTTTAAAGATAAGTGATGTTATAAACAGCACATATCTGATTGAACAGAATGAGAATAATCGTAAAAGAAAAGAAAGAGAAAGACAAAAGTCAGAAGAAAGAGAAAAGAAACTAGAGACAAGGAAACCAACGAAATCTGATGAAAAAAATCTAGCAAAATTATCTTTGCCTGGTGGAAGTATTCTTGATACGATTAAAAGATTTCTTGGATTTACTTTACTTGGATATCTATTTGATAAGTACAATCAGTTTTTGCCTAAACTTGTTGAGTTTACTAAGTTAATAACGCCAGTAGCACAGTTTATCGAAACATTTGCAAAAAATGCTGTTAACAGTGTGATCAATTTCATTGATTTGGGATATCGTGCATATGACAGTGTTAACAAAATGATAAAAGATGTTGGTGGTGAAGGTGCTGCTAAACAATTTGAGCAATTTTCTACTGAATTTAATAAGTTATTGAATGGTGCCATTGCTGCTGCGATGTTAGTTGCTAGCACTGCTCCTAGATCACCTGGAGGAGTTGCTGGTGGATTAGGTGCAAGTGCATCTAGAGGAATGGGCGGAGCGGTTCCAAAACCTACCAGTGGATTTGGTGCAGGAACTGCAATGACTCCTGGCAGGTATCGTCTTCCCGGACAAGCTAAAGCAGGTGGAAGTTTTAATTCACAATTGGCAAGAAAAGGTTTGACCTTTGAACAATCAGTTGCGGCTCAACAAGCATCAAAACAGGCATCGAAACAAGTAGCAAAACAATCTTTGAAATCATTGGTTGCCGTACCAGTTATTGGTGCATTAATTGGTTTTATTATTGACACTGTTGTCTTCAGAGAGAAACCAAGCAGAGCAGCTGCTGGTGCAATCGGAAGTGCTATTGGACAAGGTATAGGTATTGCTTTAGCTGGTTCAACCACCTTTGGACTTGGTGCAGGTATTGGTATGTTTGTTGGTGGATTTGCTGGTGACTGGTTAGGTAAAACAATATATGATGGTTTGACTGGATTTAAACCAGCGCCAACTGAAGCAAGAGCACAAGGTGGTCAGGTATCTGGTGGGCAATCTAGAGTTTCTCCTACGAGAAGAATTAGAACAACTCAAGCAAGACAAAGAAGATCTTATGTTCCACAAAAAACACAACCTGGAAAAGATGTTGGTGGAAAGCAAAAGATAGAACAACTGTATGGTAAAGATGAACCGGGAAAGAGAAGTGCATTGAGAGCTCTTAGAAAGAGTTCTGAAGATCTCAAGAAGATGAGATCATTAAATGGTGTTGCTGGTGCGATGTTTGGTGCCGGTATTGATATGTCATTGGGACAAAAACCAGATAAAAAACTTGCAGCATCATTGGGAAATACTTTTGGTTCTGTGATTCAAGCAGCGGTTGATGCGGAGTTAGATTCTTCATTTAATGATATTTCCAAAACTATCGCAATGGCAAATGGTGGAGTAGTTCCATCAAGAGAAATTAAAGGTGGTATGAGTATTGGTGAAAAGATTGGAAAATATATTTCAAATGCATTTTCTATTGCTCTTGAAAGTTCTGCTTCTAAAGTATTGCAAAACTTAAACCAAGAGTTTAATTTGGAAGGTGGTGCTCCTGGTGGTATGGATGGTGGTGCTGGTGGTGGCGGAGGTGATGGTGGAGGTGATGGTGGAGGAGGAGGTCAGTTTACAGGTTCTGCTGCTAACATACCTCCAGAAGGAAAGTCGTTATTAGATGCTATTGCTGGTTCTGAATCTGGAGGATATAACTCTAGGTATCCTTCTAAAACCTTTGATAATAATTGGGTTGATCATCCAAGAATCAGTGAGCGTATTTTGAGTGGTCCAAATAAAGGAAAAACAAGTGATGCAGCTGGTAGATATCAGTTTTTGTCATCAACTTGGGATCAGTATAAACCTGGAAAAGCATTTACTCCAGAAAATCAAGACATTGCAGCATATAGATTGGCAATCGCTGCATATGGTTATGGTGAATCTGGACTACTTAAAGATCTTAAAAGTGATCCAGCAAAAGTTGCAAGAAAGTTGAGTGGAACATGGACTTCTTTGCCTGGTGGAATAGAACCAAATAATGCTACAAATGGGTTTTTATCTAGATTTGAAAAGAGTGTAAAAAGATATAAGGAAATGGGACAACCTTTAAGTTCAAAAGATGTTAAAAAATTCAGTAAATCTAGTATAACAAGTTTTTTTGGTCAGAAGGAATCTTTTCGCAAAAAACCTCATGAAGGTATGGACATTGCTGCTCCACAAGGAACTCCAATTTCTTTTGGTATGGGTGGAGAAGTTATTGGTGTTTGGAGAACTAATAGTGGATCAAGAGATGCAAATGGTGGATATGGAACATACATGGACATCAAATTTTCTGATGGTAGGATTGCTAGGATAGCTCACTTGAGTAGCATACCTGCATCTTTAAAAAAAGGAAGTAAATTTAAGTCAAATCAAATAATAGCTTATTCTGGTGGTGAAGAAGGAAAACCTGGATCTGGAAGATCTGGTGGCCCTCATATACATCTAGAACAACTCTCTAAACCAATGGGTATTGAGGAGACAACAAAGGGCAAATTTGATCCATTAAAAGGAGGTATATTTGATATAATTCAACAAGGCGGAACTAAAGTATCACTAGCACCATCACAACAATCAAAAGAAATTGCATCACTTCAACAAAATCCTTCTTATGGATTAGTTGAAAATAATACCTTCGTTCTGCAGGAGCGATTAGTTTACATTAGTTAAATAGTAATAAAAAGATATGGGAAGCAAGGAGTCACTACAGTTTAATAAGTTTGAAGTTTTTTCAAACAAGAATAACAAATCAGTAGATATTAGATCTATTCCGAGGATAGAATATCGTGAAAGTGTTTTGTCTCCTTTTGTAATCATAACGGCTCAAATTGTTGAAACTGGCAATACGATGTCTGCTGATGATGGTTCTAGTGCAACAGTATCTGCTCTTGAAGGACTTAATCTACAAGGAACTGAAAAAGTTTTATTTGAAATAGAAGATGCCAATGGAAATAAAATAAAACTTACTGATGATAACGATCTTAGAATTGCTACAGTATCGAGAGTTGCACAATCATTTAAAAATATTTCATATCAACTTAATATAGTTTCTAAAGAAGCATATGACAACACTCTTCTCGATACTAGAGTGAGAACTAAGTTTGACGGAAAAATATCTGATTGTGTTAGAAGAATATTAACTGAATTTTTAAAAACAGAAAAAGATTTAGAGGTTGATGAAACAACAAATACTTATGAAAAGTGGGGTGTAGATGATTATCCATTCGATAAAATATTACACCTTCAGCAGATTTCAATTCCAAACATAAAAGATGCACTTGGAAAAACATCTGGATATCTTTTCTGGGAAACATCAGAGGGTTATAAGTTTAAATCATTAGATAATCTTTTTAAAATTTCTGGTAGTTTTCCTAGATACACTGATAATCGCGGAAGAAAAATCAAAAACTATATTGAAAATAAAAAAGTTGATCGTTTAAATGTTCCTCAGGGATTTGATGATAAGATACTATACTCTAAGATTGATAGAACAATTGATGCACTTGGTCAGTTTGAATCTGGTGCATATGGAACAGTTCTAGAATTCTTTGATGAAGTAAATAAAACTTACACAAAAAAAGATCCTTTTATACCACCTCCAGATGGCAACGGTGAAATTGCTGGAAAAGAACTTCCACAATTTAACCAAGAGTATCAAGGAAAAGCAACAACTAGAGTGGTTGCTCAGAGAGATGTTGGCCAAACTTTTAGTTCTGGTGATTCTATAGAAAAACAAGTAGAAAAAAATACACTAGAAGGTATTTCTGTTGAAGATGTTTTGCAACAATCTCAGCAGAATTTTAGGCAGAAATTTAATATGTCGGCAGAAATTATAATACCTGCTGATTTCAGTCTACATGCAGGTGATTTGGTCTATTGTGAGTTTCCAGAATTATCAACAAAAAGCACTCTCACAAAAACACCTAAAGATAGTGGTATATATATGATATCGGATCTATGTCATTATGGTGATAAAGCACAAACTTATACAGGATTGCGATTGGTAAGAGATTCTTTCGGAGTAAAGGTAACCTAACATGGAAAGAAGCATTCAACAACATATTAATGATGATAGAGATGAGTTGGACAATCCACAACTTTCTTCACAGCGTCGTCGTCACTTAGAGGGTGAACTTGATTCTTTAGAAAGATATCAAGTAAATCATCCAGATGATGATCATGATCCAACACCTTTAGAATTATTCTGTGATGAAAATCCAGATGCATCAGAATGCCGAATTTATGAGGATTGATGTCAGAATCAGCACAAAATAGATATTTTAGAAGACAATTAGGAAAGAGACTTGGTAAATCTATCATTGGTATAGGTCAAGTTGTCTCTGAGGAGTTTGAAGTTGCTCAGAGACAACAAGGCAAATTTACTTCTTATAAGGAACAGGCATCCGGAGTTCTTCTTAATAAGTATAAAGTAAGAATTTGCTCTGCAACAAATGATAATGATCAAGTTAATGATTTAATAGATGCTTATGGACAAGCACCTACTTCTGGTTTGCGTGGAGAAGCATGTCCAACTCCGGCATATCCAGTAAATACCTATGTAACAATATTTCAAGATCCATTAACTGAACTTTACTATATTGAACATGCACATGTAAACACAAAAGTAGATCTTCCAAAAGTAAAGGAGTTTGCTGGGTGTGGGGCCGCAAGTGGATTTATACCTGGATCTATAAGTTTTAAAGTTCCTCAAGATTGTATAAATCCAGAAGAAAGTGGGGTTGCTCCTGGTTCAGAAGTTCCAAGAAATACAGTTCCAAGTCAAGCAGATGAGAAACAAAATAGTCATAATGAAAGTGTAGAAATACCAAGTCCTTGTATTCCTGTTGATACTGCTGCAATCAACAAAGAACTTGAAGGTCTGATTAAGTTTGTTGAGGGACTCAGAACTGGTGTTTTGGGTAAGGATAGTTTTCTTCAAACAAGTCAAGAATTTTTGGGAGAAGTTCAATCTAAAGTAGATCAAGCATCCAAAGCAATTGCAAATGCTATTACTTGGTTGATCAATGAAATCCGAAAGGAGGTTATGAGGAGAATAAATGGAATTGTTAACAATACTGTAGGTAATGTTTATTTAAATGCGAGATATGCTATATTCGAAGCAAACGATGAAGCTTTAAGTTTAATATCTTGTCTCTTTTTAAAAATTTTAAATAATCTTGCAAATGTTATTGCAGATTTTCTAAGTGCTTTCATTGATAGATTTTTGAATACTGGTTTATGTGTAATAGAATCTTTTCTGACAGCACTTTTAGGAAGCATCCTATCACAAATCGTAGTCGCAATTAATCAAATTCTGGGAGGCCTTTCAAGTTTAATAGGTTCTGCAATCAGTTTAACTAATGATATCATTGGATTTATTGAATCAATTATTGATTTTCTTTCCTGCGATGTTGAGCAACTTTGTCCGGTTACTAATGAGTGGAACTTTCTTGAAGGTGGGGTTGATTCATCTCAGTTTTCTCTCTCTACTCTTGATTTTAGATCGGTATTTGAAAGTGCAAAGGACTTTGCAGAAACTGCAATAGCACTCGGTCGGATACCTGGAAATATTTTAGAAAATGATTTTATAGTAGATGTTCAAGCAGCATTAGATGCTGCTGAAGGATGCATTGGACTTTTCCAATGTGGAGTTCCTACTGTATCCTTCTGGGGTTCTGATGGTTCTGGAGCTACTGGTAATGCCGTCGTAAATGCTATCGGAGAAATAATAGGAATCAATATCGTAACTCCTGGAAAAGGATATTCTTCTCCACCAGTTATTTCTATAAATGATGCTTGTGGAACAGGAACTGGTGCATATGGGACCGCAGTGATTGGCGATGTATATGTTAAACCTGATGGCACTGCAGTTCCAATTGATCAAACTCCTGGACCTGATGATACGTTAGAAACAGGTGTCATTGATGTTATTATGAATAATACTGGTTATGGATACTTACCAAGTCCTGATGGTAGTGTTGGTGGTATGGGAAGAACAATTGCAAATCCTGATCAGACTTTAGTAAGAAGAGGTGATACTAAAAAGTGGGAAGGACCTTTTAATCCTGGTGAAGTTGTGGACATTAGAGTTGGTGATACTGTTAGACTTCCTGGTATACCTGAATATATTTCTGATGAAAATACTTCTGTTACAACTCCACCAGCACCTGACCGTATCTCATCAAATTCATCTTCTTCAGTATATCCTGTTGTTACTTCTATTGGTGGAGTTTATATTGAGGATCCTGGATTTGGATTTGGTGAAGGAGATACTATTAGTATAACTCCAGATAATGGTGCGGAGATTGTTCCTGTGATAGGTGGTAATGGTAGAATTATAGATGTTAATATTATAAATCCTGGTATTGGATTTGCAACTATTCCAACAATAAAACTAAATACCAATACTGGATATAATGCTACCTTGATTCCAATTCTTTCCTTTAAGAGAGTTGGTGAAGATGATGCATTTACTGTTCCTGTTGGGACACAGTTGATTCGGGTTGTAGATTGTGTAGGTAAGAACTGATGGCAGAAGAAAAAGTTTATTCTTTTAATGGATTCTCTACAACTGAAGGAGAAGTTCGTCTTGGTGATGTGATGAAGAACAATGCCAAAATGGCAGTCATTGTTCGTAATATATTTCCAACTTCTTTCAGAAGATCTCATTACATGGGTCTTCAGATGACTGGAAAACTTGCTGGTTCCACTATCAATAGTGCTCCTGCAACTTATCAAATACTTTGTGGAGAACAACCAGTTAATGGAGTTTCATTTGTTGCATATGCAGAAAATGGCGACATGATCATTGGAGCTCCGAAAGGAAGAATACGAATGTTTGCTCAAGACATTGATATCATTGCTTCTGGAAATGGAACAGATACTGGATGGGTTAATGTTCTATCAAATGCAAAAGTTAATGTTGAATCTAATACTGTACAGTTGCAATCTTCAGATGCTTTAAGTTTGGGAACTGAAAGAAACTTGAATCTAAATGTTCCTGGTAGATATAAAATCACTTGTGGTTCAATGAAAGTTGTTGAAGGTGCAGATGTTTCTCCAGTTACAAGTCCTTTAGGAAGTGGTGTAAATACTATTAAGCAACAACTAGAAGGTCTTAAAAAGTTAATTGAGAGTATAACATAATGGAAGTCGGAGATCTACATGTAGGTAAACAACTACAAGTTGTTTCAAATCTTCCCGGAGGAGTTCCAGGACCACCTAATGTGGCACATGGAGCTGGTGCTGCAGCTATTCCAGGTTCTGCTTGGATTGATGGTTCTCTTCATGTTGGTTCGCCTGTTTTTCTGACGGCAGAAACTTGTGTAGGATTTGCAAGACCTCCAATAACAAATACCAAAGCATCTTTAGCAAAATCTATTTTAGCGGTTACAAGTAGGGGATTTTCTCCAACTCCTATTGATATTTTATTTGGTGATCCTGCTGGACCAGTTGGCATTACATGTTTTACTGAAATAATAAACATTACAAATAACACCTCTATTAATATACTATCACCAACCACTAATGGAATTGGAATCTTAAATTGGTTTGGTGCAAAAACTTTAACAGGAGTTGTCGCAGAAACTGGAGCAGAAG